GGTTTGCGCCCCCCCCTCAGTCGCCACGATGCCGTCCCGCTCCTGCTTGCGACGAACGCGCTCCTCGATCCGTCGACGCGTTTCCCCATCGACCAGCAGGCGGTACAGGTTCGACGTGTCCGCGCCGCCGTGCTGCTTTCGCCTCTCGACCTGGATCAGGTTGCGGCTGGACAGCGTGGCGATGGCGGTCTGGATCGTGCGGTCGGAGAGGCCCGTGCGGGCGCGGATGTCGGCCACGCTCGGATAGCAGTCCAGGCTGTTACCCGAGCGATCCGCCAGCGCCAGCAGGACCAGCTTCTCTGACGGCAGCAAGGGCACGGTAAATGCCCATGCCAGCGCCTCGACGCTCACTGTCCACCTCGCCAGATCTTCGCGCCCGGAAACGTCAGAGTAAGCGTCGCCGGCGGCTGCGCCTCACCAGGCCGCGGCGTGTGGTGAATGGTCAGGAGGTTGCGCTTCGCCATGCGCTCAAGCAGGCTGCTCACCTCCTGCGGCGGGATCCCGGTTCGGTCCGATATGTCCCACCACGACTGGTAGCACTCCGCATACTCGCCGGAGGTATCCGCCAGCGTCAGCAGGATCAGCTTCTCCTTGGGTGGGACGTCCACGCCAAAAGCCCATGACAGTGCATCGACGCTCATCGCTACGAATCCTCCCTGGTGTTTAGATTGGCGGTCGTTACCACCACAGGCACGTGGTGAATCTCCACCGCTTCCAGGACAACGAAGCGCGCGCCCGGATTGGTGATCGCCAGATACATGGCCTCCCGACGGGCGCTCTCCTTCGTGGCATGGCGGAACATCCGGTTGTGGCGCGTGCCGCCCTTCGCCTCGTCGATCCTGCGGATCGCCCACCAGCGCTTGTCCGGAGGCGGTTCGGGATCTGGTGGCCCCCAGGGGCGCTTGGGTTTCAGACCTGCAGCATCAGTCATCGTGTGCTCCTGTTGACGTCATCGGAACGGAGTCGCTAGAACCTGGATGTCGGCGCCGGGTTTCAGCATCTCTCGGCATCGTGGTTTCCTCTCGGGGGGCGTCTGGCAGCGGGCGCCCCCTTTGGATTCCGCGAGGATCACCCCAACGACCGGGGGCGGATCGGCCAGGCTCTCGAACGTCACCCATGCGAGATAGCCGCAGACCGCGACCGCGATCGCGATTCCTGAAATGCTGCTCACGACAGCCCCTCCATCATGTCGAATTGATCACGTCCGAGTGCGGACTGCTCTGCCTCGGTCGGCTCGGTCCAGCGCGTGTACTCCGCGTCGAAACCAAGCGGGATGGTCTTGTTCATCGTGCCGTAACGCATCTTTGCAACGATCAACTCCCCCTTCCCACGCACCCGTTCGCGCTCCGCCCACCATTGCGCATGCCGGTTCGATTTCTCCTCCTGGGTTTCGCCCGACTTCGGCGGCGGCTGGTCCGGCATGAAGTACTCCTCGCGATGCACGAACATGATCGCGTCGGCATTCTCCTCGATCGCGCCCCCCTGCCGGAGGTCAGCCATGGTCGGTCGCTTGTCGTCCCGGCTGAGCGAGCCGCGGTTGAGCTGCGCCAGGGCCAGGACCGGCACGCCGAATTCCTTTGCAATCTCCATCGCCATGCGAGCAGCGCGGTTTGCGGTTTGATTGGTATCGGCAGCCTTCACGGTCTCGTCGTCGTGCCAGATGTGCAGGTGGTCCAGCACGACCAGGCGGATGCCGTGGCGGCGCTGTATCTGGCGCAGCCGCATCCGCACCGCACTCTGCGTCTGGCCGGAGCCGTCCTCGATCATCAGCGGCAGGCCTGCCATCTCGCGCCGCGCGAGGAAGATGCTGTGAAACTGCTTGTCGGTGAGTTGCCCACGCATCAGCGCGGTACCGGGAATGTTCGCCGCTGCCGAGAGCGCGCGGATGCCCAGCATGGAAGCGGCCATCTCCAGGCTGATCCCGACCACCACCCCGGTGGTGCCGCCCTGGAGCCGGATGTCCCGTGCCACGCGCGCGACGTGGATGCACCAGTCCCAGCCGAGCGCGCTCTTGCCCATGCCGGGCCTGCCGCCGAGGATCGTGACCTGCGCCGGCACGAGACCGCCCGTTGCAGCATCGACCGAGCGCATGCCGGTGGACAGGCCTGGCAGCGCACCGCCCAGCTTGTAGGCTGCCTCGATCATCTCGATGGCACCGTCCAGCGCGCCGTCGAACATGATGCCTTCACGCACCCGGGAGACCGTCAGCGCGGCGTCAATTCGTGCGACCGCAGCGGATGCCAGTTCCCGCGGGTCGCGCTGCCGATCGAGCGCTTCCTGCACGAGCGTTTCGCCGGTGGCGATCAACTCGCGACCGACCCAGGCGTCGTGGATGGCTTTGCCATAGTCCCCGGCCATGTCGACCGCGACATGGGCTGTCAGCAACCGGGCGAGGTATGCGGTCCCTCCTGCCTCGTCGAGTGCGGAACGAAACTCCAGCTTCTGTTTCAGCAGGACCGCGTCGATCTTCTCGCCCGCGACGATGCCCTTCGCGATCTCGGTGTACAGCATCCCGTGCACCGGGTCGGAGAAGTGCTGCGGTCGCAGGAACCCCGACACCATGTGGAATGCGCGGTTGTTGGCGAGGATCGCGCCGAGCAGCCCCTGCTCTGCCTCGAGCACGGCGGGGGGCTGCTGCATGGCGGCGCCGGCCAGGGGATGGTCGGAGAACCTGCTGCTTGTTCGGGTCGGCGCGTCGTCTGGTGGCATGCAGCAGGCTCCTGTCTACGCGGGTGAATCCCGCAGTCACATGGACGAGGACGTCATTCCGGGTCCTCGGGGGCCAACACCTGCATGAGTTGGCGCATGGCGCAAGCGGTCTCCTCGACCGCGGCTGCGGGGGCGCGCTGGTGCTGTGCCAGGTCGCGCCACGCCTCGAGCATCAATGTGCGCTGCCGGTTGAATCGTGTGAGCGGATCGGACGGCGCAGAGTCGACTGCAGAGTCGACTGCAGAGTCGACTGCAGAGTCGACTGCAGAGTCTGGCGAGTAGGGGATCGACGGCGGCACGAGCATGAGCATGTCTCCGCATGTCCTGCACGCATCCCTCGGACGCATATGAAGCGCCCGCGCCAGCGTCCTGTGGCCATTCTGGCAACCCAGCACGCCGGCCGCATACCAAACGTCCGGCATCCCATAGGACATAGGGACGCCGGCAGCCTCGGCTGCACTCGCGCACGACTCGCGCCACGCCATGAACCGTTCCCAGCCCGCGATTTCGTCGCTCATGCTGTCCTCTTGGATGCAAGGAGGGTGCAGGCGTAACGGTGCAGGATCGCTGCGTCCGCGCCGTTATCGTCGATGCGCTGGATGCCTTGTCCGGTAGCCCATGCCAGGGACGCAGCCTTGGTTTCAGCACGCGATTTTGTGCGTGCTGCTTTGCGATCGCGCTTCGCCAGTTCTCGGTCCCACGGTACACGACCGCGGCCCAGGATCATCTTGCGCGCAGAGGACAGGTTGCCCTCGAACACGTCGACGTCGCATTCATGCGCAACCTTCTCGACGATACCAGGCAGCCCGATCAGCATGCGCGCGGTTGCGGTGCTGGACTGTTCCGACGGCGGAAATGGAGCCTCGAAGACCACGTGCTCCACCTCCCACGCGTTGATGACCTGCACCAGCTTCTGGTCGAGCGCGGAAAGCGTCGGCCCGATCGAGCCGCCGACCACACCAGGCAGCAGCCATGTGCCCACCCGGAGGTCCGGCCAGCGGTCGAAACGGCGACCGCACGCGTATCCCGTGCGGGTCGCCAGGTCGAGCGCGAGGACGACCGGGTCAGCGCGCACTGGCGGGGGCCAGGCGCCAGGGGGATATCCACGCAGTCTGGATCGTCCCCGCGTGCATCCAGGAGACCTCGATCGAGCAGCCGTCGTCGGACCGCCAGCAGACGGCTGTTACGACTGCGACGATGGAAGTGTCGCGATCGATCATCACGCGATCGCGCAATGCGAACGGCGCGACGTACTCCACCGGATCGTGCTTCGGAGCGCGCGACATCAGTGCAGCGCCGGTGCTGCTCCAGCCTCTTCGCCATCGGACTGGTCCTGCCCGGGCCCTGGGCTGACCTCCGGAACCTCAGCCGGAACCTTCACCTTGCGTCGTCCCCCGTGCTGCCGATCCGCCAGGACGACGACCCGGTCCTTCGGGGCGGTGGTGGCTTTTGCTGTGCGGGAGCCACGAGCGCGCGCGGAGACCTTCTCGATCTTCGGCTCGTCGCCGGAGCGCCCCTCCATGAACTCGACGCCGCGGTGGAAGCCGCGCGCCCAAGCCGCGTGCAACTCCTCACCTGGTCGGAACGGACAAGCCGACATGTCCTGGTTGGCCAGGCCCGCATCGTATCCTGCCTGGTGCGCGTCCTCGACACGCATCTCCTTGACGGCTTCCTCCGGCGGAGCCTGCACAGAAAACATCTGAGCCTGAGTCCCGACCTTCACGTCGAGCCACGCCAGGTACTGTTGGAAATCCCGCAGGTTCATCGCGACCTGTTCGACGTCCAGCTTTTTCGCCTTCAGCGCGGCTTTCATCTCCCCGATGTTGATGCCGGCCGATTTCGCTCGCTTGTAGGCGTGCTGGACGACGGAGTCGGCCTCCGCCTTCTTCACCAGCGCAACGGTGATCTCGCGCTGATGCTGCGAGAAAACCTGGAACGTCGGACCGTTGTCGGTCTGCGAGGGTGCCTCGGTAATCGATCGTGCCATGTCAGTTCGTCTCCATTGTGGAGGGTTCAGGAATCGCCACCGATTCGCGATCGGGTGGGTAGAGGTCAGGTCGCAACGTCGAACGGGGGATGTTGAACAGCCCCTCGATCTGCATGCACCGCTCGGCACTTGGAACGCGAGTCCACTTCTGGACTGCGGGCCACGTGAGACCGAGCCGTTTCGCCAGCATGTATCGCGACCCGGCTGCTGCGATAGCGGCCTGGAGGCCGTCGTCGGCTGGGACGGGGGATGCCACGCGTCTATCCTTGCGCTGTTATGTAACCGCCGTTACGCTATCACCTGGCGCCATGATTTGGAAAGACCCGATTGATGCCATGGAACCCCGGCATGTTTGCTCCCGAGCTGCTGCACCCTCGGCCAGGTCTCTACAAGGTGCGGCTGGTGCGTCGCGGCCCGTGGGTCGCGGCTGAGATCGAGGATAGCGGCGACGTCATCGTCGCGCGCGTCTGCGGCCTCGGAGAGACCTGGCGCGGCACCAGGCAGCAGCTCTCCGACCAGATCAACGTTGCGCTGCTGGACGGCCGAGCGTTCCAGCATCCGCTGCTGAAGGTGTCCCTCTTCGGTGCCGAGACCACGCCGGAGGAGCACGCGTTTCTGACCGCGCGAAGGGAATGGGCGCTGAAGCACGATCCCGATGACATGTACGCGCGTGCACGAGAGCCGATCGATATCGATCGGCTGCCACCACTTTTCTGAGGAAACCACATGAGCCACGACCCACAACAGACTGATCAAACGCCAGATAGGCAGACGGTCGACGTCACGAAGAAAACAGTCGAGATACTCCGATGGCTGGCACAAGAGGCCATTCGTGAAGGGTGGATAAACTCCAGGTCGTTGGATGTTCAGGATCGCGTCCGTTCGGCAATGCACGAGCTGCGTGGGAGAGGCTCCGAGCCGATTACCCAGCAAGCGGAAAACGAGCCGCCGCCGCTCCCCAGGGATGCCAAATATTCCTGGGAAGCATCTGGGCGCCTGCTGGACGAGGACGACAAGCTGATCACGGTTTCGGCACGCGCGGTTGACCGGCTTCGACTCTGCGTCGGAACGCTCAATGCCGCCGGCATCATGCCCCCGACCGAAAACTTGCCGGCAGCATATGATGCGACGAGGACTGCGCTGCTCGAGCAGTGCTCTCCAGCCAACGGCCTGCTCAGCCTGGTCCCACCATTCGCTGATGGGCTGCGCACCGCAGAGCAGCCAATCCTCGTCCGGTGGAAGACCGCGCGCATCATGGCAACGATCGCTGAGATTGCTTGGGGTCGCGGCATCATCAACCGCTTGCCGTTGGTCGTCGAAGCAATGGCGGAAATGCGAGCTGCCGTGTCGCATCTCGATAGCGCGCGAGAAATCGAGACAACCACTGCCATCGTTGAGCTGCCGCGTGTGGAGCCGCACGACGACGCCCACGATCGCATGTCTCAGGAAGAGTGGCTGCTGGTCGATGGCGTGCTGCGGGCGATCAGCGAAATCCCGGGCGTCCATGGCTTGGTCGTCGCGCATCTCCTGGGAGGCGGTTGGACTGAACCCGCTGTCGATATCGCCAGCCTGAAACTCCGCGCTGACCGCTGAAAGGAAAACCACATGCCGAACGAGTATCTCAAGACTGTTGACCGGCTGGAGCCAGACATTCACCCGATTGACCCGCCGGCCGGCTGGGCGTCGATCGCGGTCTCGCTGAAGCGGATCGCGGATGCAATGGAGGTCACTGCCGGCATCAAGCCGATAGCGCATGTTGCCAGCGTCATGCTGACGCCAGACGCCTGGTGGATCGGCTTGGAGCCGGCGGAGCGCGAGCGCTTGGTAACGGAATGGAACGCAGACAAGGAGCGCGACAGCACGCCAACGACTGGCGGAACGAGGGTCGAAACGGTGGTCTGCTCGAATGGCCCTTTGGAGGTGTCCACCGTGCCGACCGCGTGGGTCGTCGGCCAACTGCTCGCCGATGCCGGCGCTAAGGTCGAGTACGCCACGACCGGCCATATCCGCCAGGTGGTCATTACCGGTCGAGCGGATGTTACGTTCCAGCCGCCGATCGCGATCGAGTTCCCCCTGGCACCTGCTTTTCTGCGGCGTCCCGATGCAGGCGCGGTCCTCAGTCCCGACAGCGTCGCGACGCTCCAGTATCTGCTGGAGGGATGGACATTCGACGTCTGCGTGAGGCACGCGCTGCTCACGCGCATGGCGGAGAAAGGCATGTCCGACCCGCTCGTGCGCGTCGAGCAGCTGATGGCCGATATCGGTCTGTGGCCGAGGAAGGGCGGCGGCGATGGTGGCTGAGCGGATCGCCGATGATGCTGCGGCGCCGCTCATCGATGTCGACCGCGTGCTGCAGGTGGTGCGCGCGCGGATCGAAACCAAATTCCGAAAGCGCGGTCGGACGCTCCAGGCTGCGCTAGACCGGTGGCTGAAGAAGCACCACAACGGGATCCCGGACGACGACACCTATGGAGCCTCTGGCGAGATGATCCGCCAGCTTGCGTCGTTCGCAAGGCGGGTCGACGAGGACCGCCGCGCGCTGCGCCAGCCGATCGACGACGCGCTCTCGGAGATCGATGCCGGATACAAGGCCTTGTCCGCTGGCCATGCCTCCGGGTTGGACACGATGCGCGAGGCAGTCCGGGTCTATGGCCTGGCGAAGGCGGATCGCGAGAGGGAGAAGCGAACCGCGCGCGCCACCAAGGCCACGGCCCGGGCGGAGGTCGCCGCGGAGACCGCAGCTGCTACAGGCGAAGCCGACGACATCTTCGCTGCCATCTCCGCCGACATGCGTGCCGACCAGGCACGGACCGCTGCGTCAGCCTCCCTGGCGGAGCTGTCGCGCGGCCGCGGCGAGTATGGGGGGCTGGTCGGCATCCGCCAGCGGTGGACGTTCCGCGTCACGGACGAGGCTCTTGTTCCGCGTGAATTCCTCGCGATCGATCGCGGCAAGGTCGACGCCGCGCGGGTCGCCGGCATGCGCAACGGACAGTGCACGGCATCGATCCCCGGCATTGAGTTCTACCAGGAAGCGGAGGTGAACGTTCGATGACCGCAACACCATGCATCACGGTCTGGCAGCCCTGGGCCAGCCTGATCTCCTTCCGCGCCAAGACCTGGGAATTCCGCTCCTGGTCGCTGCCACGTCGACTGGTCGGGTCGCGCATCGGCATCCACGCGGGATCCCGCGCAGCCTCCAAGAGCGAGACACTGGAGCTGCTGATCAAGCTGCAGAGTCCCGCGTGGCGGGAGACCGGCGTCGACCCAGGCATCGCCGTGCCGCTGCTGACGCTATGGCTCGATGGCGGAGACGCGCTGCCGCTCGGATCGATCCTCTGCACCGCCGCTGTAGGCGAGCCGGTCCGCAACGAAGAATTGGCCGAGCGACTCGGTGTCGAATCGGTCAACGACTCGGATCGAGTCGAGCATTCAAATTTCGGCTGGCCGCTGTCCGACGTGCGGCAGGTCCAGCCGATCGTTCCAACCCGAGGCCTGCAAGGCATCTGGATGTTCCGAGGTGAACTATGAGCCAAACCGCACCAGCCGGTGTGACCGCGCTGACGATGTATGTCCATGCCGACACGACCGGGAAGTGGCGCGAGGACCGACGCTCCGGCGATCGGGACCAGCCGCGCATGGTGCGCCTGGCGGTGATGATCCGCGCCGACGACGGGCGGGAACGAGTCTCGGTCGTCGTGGTCGCACCCAAGCAATCCACGATCTTTGAGCCGGACGCTGTCGCGCGCCACCGCATCGGCAGGGAGGTCGCGTCCCGGATCGGCCACCCGATTGAGGAAGTGATGGCCCGCCTCGAGCGCATGTGTGATCGCATGGTCGGTGCCGAATCTGTCCAGCTGCGCGTGGCTGCGTTCTCTCAGAACTGGCACCGCCGCGTCATCCAGCGCGAGGCGGCGGCACTCCAGATCCCGCACGAGTCGTCCGTGCAACGGCTGTGCCTGCTCAAATGGGACTGCGTGATGCTGGCAGCCATGCCGATCTGCGCGCTGCCGCGTGCGACCGGCGCCGGGTTTCGGTTCCCATCCCTGCCAGCAGCCTATGAGCACTTCGTCGGCGAACCCCTGGTCCTGCCCGACGACCCGATCGAATCCGCGCAGGCGACCCTCCGCGCGATCCAAACTATCGACGCCGGCATCAAAGCCCACCGCAACGAAAGGACGACCGCATAATGGCACAGGCACCCTACCAGCAGGACGCACCAGCAGCTCCGAACCGCCTCGCAACCCCTGCGATCCCGCCCAAGCCAAAGTCCAGCGACTACGTGCCGCTGGGCCAGGTCAAGACGGTCTCCCAAGCCCTATCGCATCCGGAAACGATCGACCGCTTCCGGGCGGTGGCGCCGCGCTGGACGAATGCCGAGCGGCTGCAGCGGCTGTGCCTCGGCGCCATCATGGCAAACGACCAGCTGCAGGCAGCACCGATGTGGACGCTCGTGCGCGCGTGCCTGCAGTTTGGCGCGATCGGGATCGAGCCGAATTCCCCCCTCGGTCACGGGTATCTCATCCCGTTCAAGTCGCGCGGTAAGCCGCAAATTCAGTCGATCGTCGGATACAAGGGGATGATCCTGCTGGCATCCAACTCCGACATCGATGGCGTGCGGGGCGACGTGGTCTATCGCGGCGACCTGTTCGATTACGAGAACGGGACGACGCCCTTCCTCCGCCACCGGACCACGGGATCCCGGTACGGCCGGGAGGCTGAATACGTCTGGTCCGCGTTCGGCAAGGGCCAGGAATTCGAGGTGCGGCTTTACGGCGACGTGCTGGAGGTGCGGAACCGCTCGTCTGGCTACCAGTATGCGCTCCAGTGCCGCGACGATCCGAAGCGCCGGTTCGTTTGGGAATCGTCGCCGTGGGTGCGCGATGAGCACCCCATGGCAGTCAAGACGATGATCCGGTCGGTGCTGCGGTTCGCCCCGCTCTCGCCGGAGCGCCCGCACCTCAGCGTGGCAGCCGACCTCGACGCGCGATCGGAGTCGGGCGAGCGCGCCGACTTCCGGTCGATGAACACAGGCATGGACCTGGGGTTCATCACAGGCCTGCCGGAGGACGTCGAGGACATGACCGGCCACGTCCAGGGTTCCGACCTGGGCGGCGAAGAGCAGCAGCAGCAGCAAGGCACCGATCGGCAGGAGGACCGCCAGGAGACCAAGCCGACGGCCGGCAACGGCGGGAAGCC